AGGGAATCCGATGATTGAAACGACCGTTTCTCCAGCGATGGGTCCGCTTGTGTTCTTCTTCTTCTGTGTTGTCGTTTGCGTTCCGGCTGTTGTAGCTATCTATCGCGCGTTCCGCAGATATTGAATCACACAACCTGAAAGGTATCACCATGAATCAACGCCGTGTAGTTTGGTCCGAATTGATTGCAACGCACAAAGAGCTTGCAACCTTTCCGCTCACCTTGTTAGCTCATCATCTTTCACTTATTCTGCATTTTCCCGTGGCGTTATCACAAGCAAAGAACCTGAAACGCCGTGGCGTTATCATTTGGCGTGGTTTTCTTCCCAAGGTCGCGGAAGGATTGAACGAAATTGGTCGCGGAATCTTCGCGGAGATTTTCGCGGCATGTTTCGAGAGGGAAGAAGATAGGGGAAAGCACACGGCAGAAGATTGCAAGTTGAAAGCACACGCAGGGAAGGATTGCGTTGTTGTGACGTTCACACACAAAGGGAAGAAGAGCACAACGCATACGCACATAGACAAAGCAAGAGAATCTTTCTATGTGTCAGAAGAGAACACAAGCGACATGGAAGTGATATCTTGCAGTATCCGAACACACAAAGCAGATGGATTGCGTATTGCAAAGGGAGCACAAGTCACAAGCAAGAGAACATACATTCATATAGAGGCAGAAGGAAAGAAGAAGGTGGATGGGATAGTCCGCCGTTCACTTAACAAGGTTCATTCAACGTATAGCAACGCAATAGTGTTGCGCAGGTTTTGGGGTGGCCTACGTCAACCCCTTCCTATCTTCACGGTACGCGACATTGAACAATCCCTATGCGAATATATCTACCTTGCAATGTGCGGAATGTCAGAGAACAAAGAGTTGTCTGCCTTAGTGCATGCTGTTATGGGGGAGAAGAAAGGGAAGGGAAGAAGCAAGGCGATTGAATCCCTCGCATTCTTTCTATGCAACGCAGGAAAGAATCTCTATATGTCCATGTTGCATAAGGAAACATCAAAGGTATGGCGATACACAAGCGGAACGGATTTTGTGCAACAGTTAGACGGCGTATGCTCTCCCTATCTATTGCATGCCAGCGAAGAATCCGCAAGCGAATAGTACAAGCAACCCCTTGCTACCAGGACGGCAGGGGGTTTCTTTTTGTCTTGATGGGCGGGTTACTACCCCCCTCAGACTGTACCCAGTAAATAGAAAAGCCCCGTATTTGCGTTATACGAGGCTTAGAGGATTAAGGGTCAGTCCTTACTGGACTAGGTATGTTTAAGGGATTCTAGGGCTATCCTTGGAGGATTACACCCATATTCTGTGGTCAGGCGGAGTCTCTACGAGCACGTTTTCATGCTCTATGGGGTTTTTCATGGGGATGGGGTCGCTTCGGTGGTCTAAAAGGCTGATATCACGGGTCCCATACTGGGGGTTCTTTAGCCTTTCCAAGCCTTCACGGATGAACCTTTCACGGCTGAAGCGTTCCAGCTCTTCCATTAGTCCTCCATTGATGAGTAGTGGTCCGACATGAACTCTCTTTCCTCGTCTTCTCCGGCTATCCAGCAGAGTAGGGCCATTAGGAGGCTCACGGGTCCTCCAAATCGTACTGAATGGCTTTAATGACGATGAGGTAACAGAGGGAGAGTATCATCCCCGGCATTAGCCACATTACGACCTCCGACATCCACATTTGTGGCCACCAATTGGTTCCGGGGACCTTGTGGAAGGGCTTATCCATGACGTAGTGAAGACCCGACTGGTAAAAGACTATCATGAACCAAGTGGGCATGTCATGATGGAACCACTGGTAGATGGGCCCGTACTGAGGAGAGCCCGTTATCCAACTGTAAACGCGGTCTATCGTGTCGTTCATAGAACCCAAGATAAAACCTATGGCGACGTTAATCCAGTAGACGCGTTTAGACAGTCCTCGTCTTGTAGCTATGCCTATCATGGTATTGAGATAGGTTGTAGCGGCGGCACCCACTAGGCCATGTGCGGCGAAAGTAGCCATTATTTGTCCCTCTTTTTTCGACATACTTGACAGGTAAGGCGGTCTCCCGCGTTCCACTCGCCACAGGTACACTTCCAGAGCCAGTCGAGGTCGTCCCAGTAGGCAAACAGCCAGTTCTTTTCCCTAGGGCGGAGGTCTTCCTCTACCTTTGTTGGCATATGTCTAGTCCTTAGTCGTCTCATCCCCATTGCTCCGCCATTGCGTTGGCTATTCCTTGGTAGGTCCTACTTCTTATCTTCCACCGGTCCGGAGAAGGTCCCAATTTGTTCTGTCCGCTCGGCGTCTGGTTGTCCCAGTATCCCCTATCGGGTTTGTCAAGTATATTGGTACATAAAAGCTTGGGAAGATTCTTCAGCCAGAGGCAGGTCGCTTTGGCTTCCGGGTGCCCGAACTGCCACGGCTGAATGATTTGGTCGGGCTTACGGTAAAGCCGCGACATAATACCAATTGGATTCTCGATACAGATTTTCTCGACTGGAGCCTCGACTAGAGCCATGAAGAACTTAATTGCCTTAGCTTGTTCTTCTTGTTTGTTCTTGAACCACCTCGCCCCACTTACCGCTAAATGGGTACAGGGCGGATGGGCTATCATGAGGTCCCAAGAATGGTCGAGGAATCCGCCTTCATGTACCAAGAGTTTGAAGACATCGGTCCTTAAATGCCAGCGACTATCCGCTTCTTCGAGGTCACAGCTATAGGCTTCGTGCCCACGGGCCCTAAAAGCCTCTCTGACAATTCCGGAGAACTCACAGGCTACCAGAACTCGCATTAGTAGGTCTCTATCTCCGGTAATGCTTCGAAGAGAGTCCGATTATTGTCAAAGAAGTCCCTCGGCATTACCATGACTATCTTTTGTGTAACCGGGTCCCTCCATTCGGAGTAGTCCGGCTTGAACTGAATGAGAAGGTTCTCTAGCACTCTGGCATTGGCCATAGCGAACTTGTCGTCGATAAGCCCTTCCCGGCGGAAGCGTACGGTGACCGGCCCCGACTGTTGTCGGACCTTCTGTCTGGCCATGTGCTCCTGCCACTCGTCTTTCTTGATTTCATCCATAGATTGTCTCGATTGAGTAGTATTCTTGAAGGGCTCTGATGTACTGCTGTCTAGCCATCATTGGAGTCAAATGGGAGTTCGGCATAGGCCAAGCATCAATAGCCCTACGCTTAGATAATGCCTCTATGCGCGCCTTAATTTGGTCAGTCAGTCTCTCGGCGCCCCACCGGAAGCCAAGCAGGGTGGCCTCGTAGATGAGGGCCACGTCGTCCGCTTCCTTGACTTCTGGGGATATCTTGGCGTGGTCGTAGATGGGCACCCCGAACTTACGGAAAATCATCTCCCTGAGCATATGCTCCGAGAGGCAGTAGTAGTGCAATTCAGTCTTGATGGGCCTAGCTAGGTCGTTCATGTAAGCCTCTCCCGCATCATGTAGGAGGGCCTCCTTTTTGAACTTTTCTTCGACTAGCCAAGAGACTAGAAGCGAGTGCTGGGCTACCGAGTAGAACACTTTTGAGTGCCCGGTGAATCGACAGATATTCGACAGAGCGTGGGCTATGTCGATAAGGAAGATTTCTTCTGGATGAGGATGGTAGGGGTCAATTCTGGCTCCGGAGAATGTCTCAATCCAAGACCCGTTGGTTATCGCTTTCTCTTCGTATTCCATGTCACTCCTTTTGTGTTGTGGGCGGGGGTTGAGTCGAACAACCACCTTATGCTTATAAGGCACAGGCTCTTGCCGATGAGCTACCCGCCCCATAGTGGCTGATAGACGGTAATCTCGGCCCCATGTCGTAGGTTCGCTGTGTGTCCCGACGGAAGTCTCGACTTATCTAACCCGCGCCTTCCGCCCGTTCGAGTTAGAGCATTCACACTCCGCCTTACCGTAACGCCGCCATCAACCACTTGTAGCGGGGATGGGATTCGAACCCACGACCTCTAGGTTATGAGCCTAGCGAGCTACCACTGCTCTACCCCGCAAACCCTTACTTCAACTGCTTGAGAACGCTCGCGACAATTTTCTGCGCGAACTCTTTGTACTGCGCGTCGTTCATGACGTTCTGAAGCCCATCCTCAAGAACGTATCCGATTTCCTTGTCTGCCGTCTTGTTAATCAGTTTACTGAATTCTGGGCTGGCAAGTTTCTTTTCGAGGGCCTCCATTGCCGCTTTCCGGACGTTTGCGCGGAACGATTTATCCGAAAAGATTGTTTCGTCAACCACGTCACTGACGACAGAATTGATGGTCTGCTGTGATACCTTGAACTGCTTGCTCATTAGCCCCTCCGGAAATACATGAAGTAGTAATCAGGCTGATTATCAGCCTTTTTCTTGGTGTTTTCGAACATCCCGACGTTCAACTTCTCGCCATTTCCGCCATTGGCGGCGATTTCGGCCGTCAATTCGGCGATTTTTACTGCGTCGAGAGAAACGCTGACGTACACATTGCCAGATTTCCCTTCCTTGGTCCATCCAGCGCCGACTTTGATTGAAGTTTTTTCGCTGTTGTCGCTCATCGTCTAACCCCTCTTAGTGGATATTGTTTGTTGTAGCAGTATTTACAGGTACGTCTAACGCAATTGTTTACATTGTCTCGGTGATATTCGAAGTCGTAGAAGAATCCCTTACACTGGGCGCATTGCCACATCAGAACCCCGTCGGCGTCCCTCTTGGTTTTTCTGTATTTCCTCCTCGACCGCCCTTTCAAACGATTCCGACGGTTTTTGCTCCACTCCTGACCCTTCTCCCATCGGCACACCGGGCAGTATTCCTGATATCTCCCGCTTTTTCTCAGCGGATAGTCGGCGATATCGTGCCAAACCAAGCACTTTGCACACCGCCTTGAAACGATTATGTTGTTTTTGACCTTCAATATATCGGAATGTTTCGGAGGTTTCTCCAAATACCTCCCGAGCGCATCGTAGATACCCCCGTCTTTCACTGTACTGAGAGATACACTTTCGACAACGAGGGTCGAGCCTTGTGTCCGTATGATTGAACTGGGTAAGGTCCTTCCATTGGCCACAGATTTTGCAGACAAATCCTTCGAGACCATCTTGTCCACGAACTATGTTTTCCCAGTGCCTAACCGGGGGTTTCTTCTCTCGCCCACGTCCTTTTGCATATCCTTCGGGCGATATGTCAAACGAATAGCACTCCTTACAGTACGAGTGGAGTCGTTTTCCAGTTAGGTGGAACTCCCCAACCGGTTTGAACGTCAGACATTTCGCGCACTTCTTGGCAGTTGCTACCGAGCCCACAGCACGGTACAGGTCCGCCACTTGGACTCTTGGTATTTTGATTACCAATGTGCGATTTGGGTGATGTATCGTTAGTGTGGGTAAGTTTCTCGGTTTGTCCTTCCCCGGATACCACCCTAGTTTTCTTGGTGTCTTGAAACGCGGTGTTTTGTACTTGAAGTGGCTCCGCGACCCCTCGCCTTTCGTAACTGGAGGGAGCGCTCTTTCCCAGTTTTTCTTCTCTGATGATTTGGATGTTTCGGGCATATCCACAGATGTCTACCAGTGTGTCTGGCGTAATTGAGTGCATCCCCCGCGAGATTTTTTGTAGGATGTTGAGCATACAAACATCCTCAGCGCTGACCTCCAGCTTAAGATACGCCGTCCAAAGCCGGGCTGTCCGTGAATGATTCTCAAGGGGCGTTCCGTAGTCATTACGTCGATTTCCAGAGACTACATCGTCTGCAATACGAAGACAGTTATCGTACATGATAAATCACCAAGTAAAGTCCACAAAGAAATCCGCTAGATGTAGCCGTAAGACCCGTGAAAATGGCCGCTTTCATGTAAGGAGCCTTGATAGACTGGAATCCTGTGACCAGAATGATGGTCAGGAGAAGGTTGGAAAGGATTGCCAGCCAAGCAATAAGAGTAACCATCGTTATTCCTGAGTTGTGAATAGGAAATCTTCTTCGAATATTAGCACTTTGCATTTGGGGCACCAGTACACCAGCTCGTCTGGAAATTTAGGAGTCCCGGTATCGGCCCCGAGAGCTGGATTGGTCATTTCGGGGGGCGCCTCGCGCCTATTCTTTAGTTTGGAAAAACACGTTGGACAGTTCATGCTGGTTTCATTTGTTCTGGTGTGCGGTCGTCGACCGCTCCCGTTTCTGCTAGATACTTCTGCCAATATTTCTCTGCGTCTTCAGCTGTAGGAAGGTGCCACCGCTTTACGAACCACTCTTTGTGATACTCGTATTCCCAGTGGCACGGTCCACACATCGGTACCGCTCCCCAGTCGTGATTTTTCAGGCCATGGTATCCACGGAAGATGTGAGATGCCGTTATTTCGGCCCTAGCTGGGCATGAATAGCACTTCTGTTTCCTCAACCACCCTAGATACTTAGCGTTTTTATAGACCTTGGTTTTCAAGGCTTGGATTAGTCCGTTGAGTGGGTGATAGTTTAGCATTTAGCGGGTAATCTCCCTAATCAAGTGCTTTGTCTTATCGTACAGGTTTTCGAGACCTGCCACGTCACTCTCACAGCGCTTTGTCATGGTGGTGATATTCTTTGTATCAAGACCAATCTGCGCCCACGTGTCGGCACTGACCCCCATTTTCTGCTCCTGTGTACCAAGCCAGAGCAAAAGATGGGACTGGGACTTCCGAGCTGTGACGATGTTGCTTTTCAGAGTGAAGTACATGTCGATATGGGGACGCTTGGCAATCGGCCGTTCTCCCCACCTCAAAAGACGGGTGTTCAGGAACGGTATATCAAACATCTTCCCATAGTACGTCACCCAACAGTCGGCGCTTTCGAGGGCTTCCCTAGCCTCTTTCACGAGTTTCTGGTCGTGGCCCGGCTGTTTCACAACAAACGAAATTGGCTTGCTCCTATAAGGCTTCACACTGACAACCAGCGTGGACCCATAGTCGCCTTTTAGGCCGGTGCTCTCGATATCGACAAACACCAATCCCTTGCCTTTCTCGACCATCTTGAGAAAATCCTGAGCTTCTAGTTGCATCCTTGCCTCTCAATTGACGATGCAAATATACAAAACCAATGTTCAAAAGTCAAGCGAAATCGTCACGCAAAAAGATTTTTCGCCATTTTTCTATAGCGCACATGGGTAAATTCGGTAATCAAACAGGGGGAGTTCGCAATGAATTTCAGGGAAATTGGCATAGGTGTCGTTGCGCTCTTAGTGGGTGCGGCCGTGGGTATTATTTTTGCTCCACGACCCGTAACGCCAACGCCATACATTCAGGTAGTCGACAAACCATTTGAAGTCGTTTTGACCAAGGCCAGACTCGACTCTCTTAGACTGGCATTTATTCGCGAGTTTAAAGCGACCTCCAAGTTTGAGGCGAAACACGACTCGCTGAAAAAGACGGTGGCAAATCTAGAGCAGAGCATCAACATACTCAAGGATTCACTGAGTATCGTTGGTTCGTATACCCTCGAATATTACACCGATACCCTCGGAAGATACAGGGACACCCTTAGTGTTATTTGCAATGTTGCCAATGAACTGATTTTCGTAGATTTCCGTCCGTCCGAAAGAAAGTTCACCGTCCCAGACAGATTGGACTCGATTGTCTATATCCCGGTAATGCAGGAGGATACCTTCCTTAGTCACCCGGTACCGATGCTCATTATCCTTAGCATAGGAATCATAGGCGGGATAGCTCTATGAAATTGGTCCGCGAGGTCACAGTTGGACAACTTGTAGGGGCTGTGATTTTTCTCATTGGCTTTTTGGCGACCTTTTACACGCTTAAAGCTGATGTGGACGACATGAAAAAGATTGACCACGACGAGTTCATCCGACGCGAGGAGTTCGACAATCTCAGTAGAGATGTCTCGGATGTTCGAAAAGACGTATTAGACATCCTAAAGATTCTCTATGTCACGGAAAATCGAAGACTTGCACCCAGCACTGGCGGTGATGGCAAGGGCATTGATAGCCACGACTTCGACCGCTGGTATACCAATCGTCGTAACACAGACACTTCGCACTATCGAGGAGCAGGACCTCCTATACTCTCAAGGGCGGACAGCGCCGGGGAAAAAGGTCACTAATGCGCGAGGTGGCTATAGTTACCATAACTATGGGCTTGCGTTCGATTTCGCTATTCTGAAGGATGGCAAGGCAACTTGGGATACGAAGGTAGACGTTAATGACGACCAGTTGTTCGACTATATCCAAGTCGGCAGACTGGGCGAGAGTCTCGGCATGGAGTGGGGTGGCAACTGGAAGTTCGTAGACATACCGCATTTTCAGCTAACATTTGGGTTGTCCATAAATGACCTCAGAAGTGGAAAGCGTCCAAAAGCCTGATTTTGAGGCTGAAATCGACGTTACAATAGACCGGTATTTCGCAGAAAAGGGTGTTATCAAGGATACGATAGACCTTGAAGAAAAGAAGTTTATCATCAAGGAATTGGCCCTTGCTAACAAAAAGTCAGAAATAGTCCCTAAACTGAACAGTCTCCGAGAGGCGCGGGGGTTCCCGTTGCTTAGTGGAGACTTTGACATTTTCTATTACGTCAAAGAGTACGCGCAACTCATCGAAGATATTTCGATGACATACGCGTTGAACCTTGCGAAAAAATTTCGCTTTGCCAACCGAATCACTAGGATTGGGAAGCTTAACGACGTCGCAGAGGGCATACTCGACCGAATAAACAAGCGCGAGAGCGAGGGCGTAAAGGCCGCCGTAGAGCCTACGCACAATGCCAACATCAAGTTATTTGCCCAGTTAATGAGCGCAATTGATGAGCAGATGGGCAAACTTAAGGTCACGAGACTCGACGTAAATGTAAATCGTGGAGAGACAAAGCAGTTGGCTGAGAATGCCGCAGACATCAAGGCGTTAGTTAACGATGCGCTAAAGAAATTCTCAAACCAGCTCCCATCGTCAGTCGATGCGAACTTCACCGAAGTCACAGATTACGACAAATGTGAGCACGGAGAAGAGTGGTCGTCAAGTTGTCACTGCAAAGTCTACAACGAGAGATGCAAGGTAGAGACCGGAGAGATTTCGAAATGTCCCCTGTTCTTGAATAAAATACTTCTTGGTAATCGCGAGTGGATGGCGCGAAGATACACGGTAGACAAGCTTTCACGCAAACAGATAGCCGAATTAGCCGGTTGTAAGGAGATTGATGAACGGGCAATCAACGCTGTTACAAGGCGACTTAAAGACGTTGGAATCTATCGAAATACCGGAACAACTGCTTGAGCAGAGTTTCCTGCTATTCCTGCTTGAACGGTGGAGGATTTCATCCGGTGAGTCTCGCGGGGAGAAGTATTCATTCCGCGACAGACCGTATCTTTACGACGTAGCGAACGACGATTTCAAGTTTCAGGTTGTTCGCAAATCCGCTCAGTGTGGGATAACCGAGCTTTATGTCGCTAGGGCCATTCATCGGCTCATGTATCAACGCGGGAACATCCTGTATACGTTCCCGGCGCTTCAGCAGTTGCGACAGCTTGTCGGTGCTCGTGTCAGGCCCTCGATTGAAAGCAACCCAGAGATTTATTCAAAGGTAACCGGGGCTCTCAACCTTGAGCAAATACAGATTGGCAATAACACTCTGTATTTTCGTGGCGTGCAGAACCGACGTCAGATTATAACGGTTGACATATCAGAGCTTTTAGTAGATGAGCTGGAAACGGCGGTTTTGGAAGCGACGAAGGGCGGATTTGGTAACGTCCTATATACCCTTGAGAAGCGTCTTGGTGCGTCTAAAAACCCCCGTAAATATTACTTTTCTACCCCTTCGTTCAGCGGAATGGGGATTGACGCAGAGTTTTCAGGGGATGATACAAACCCCGGAAGTGACCAAAGGGCGTGGCTTGTCAAGTGTCGATTCTGTAGTAAATGGCAAGAAGTAGACTGGGACGACAATGTTGTCGACTACAACGAGAACAAGCGTGGGCTCGACGTTTACGCCCCAGATGTTCACAGGGTTTGCTCCGCCTGTCACGAGCCATTCTCAGTAACCGATGTCGTAAGTGGACGATGGGTCGCCAAAAAGCCCCATCTGAGTGAAATTTGTCATGGGTACCATGTCAGCAAGTTGATGAATGCCGAGCCCAATCTGAACCAGATGAAGCTCGATAGCATGAACCCGATGAAAGAGCAGGAGTTTCGATGCTCAGACCTTGGGATACCGTTCGAGCCCAAGGGTAGTAAAATTACGGATGATGTCCTCGAAATCGCTAGGAACGCAACCAGCTACGTCATGTCCCAGCAATCGAGAGACTTCACCTACATGGGTGTCGACGTTGGGAGGGTCCTCCACACCGTAATCGGTGTACCAACCTCAGATAAGAAAATAAAGAC